TGGGCGCGTGAAATAGCCATTGTCTACTCCTCCTTATACGCCAGTCGTGTTGTTATACTGGTGACCTGCGTTCCATTTAACGTAAGCCTCAGTGTAACCACCCGAGCTGTTTTTGGTTTCCTCGACCAAACCGACAATGCGGAACGGCAGAGTATTTGTAGTTGCAGACGTATCTGAAATACCACCGCGAGAGTTACCCGAAGTAGAATCACCAGTGTTGTCTACACCCGCGACGTTTGCACCAATATCTGTCTGTGCAAGATCACCGATTGTTGTGCCAGATGACAAAACAGCGGCTTTGAACAGTAGATCAGTGCCATCTGCAACAAATGCTTCGATGTCATCTGCTACAGTGCTTGCAGGATACGATTGACGCCATACCTTATAGCCAAGGTTAGGGTCAGTATATGTGCAACCAAGGAAGACACCCACAGGTGTCATAGCAGCGTCGTACGCATCACGTTCGACAGTGCCTCCGGTAACCAGTGTCACCGCGTCCCCATAAAAGATAGCCGTACCATAGCCACTTGCAATTTTGAAGTGACGAGTTACGCCCACGAAAGGAGAGCCGCTCAACAATTTTACCGGAACGAGTCCATAAGGACCACTTACAGTAGGATAAGCCATTCTAAGCTCCTATTAAGTTCCGTTACCAAAAGTGACCTTCGTCTTACGTTCATTAAACAACGGCATACGAGGGTCGTTTTCACGCATAAGGTTGTTGTCCACGGAGCGCATCTGCGCTTGTGCTTGATCGTTGTAGTACGTGTTACGGTCTTCAACCATCTCTTTTGGAGCTTTACACAGCATCAATCCACCAATAACCACGTTGTCTTTGAAGCGTTCTTGCTCAATCGCAACAATAGTAATCTCTGGATGATCCGATGCCTTTACAGGCTCCCAACCTTCACGAAGTTTTGAAGAAACGTTTGTGGCATCAACCAGACCCTGTGTACTTACACGAACCCAGTGAAACTCATATCCCGGCTCGGGGTTAGGTGAGGGTAATACCTCGGGGCGCGACCAAGCCTTTTTACGAACTGCACGTTCGCGGGTTTCTAATTCACGGTCAATCCGATTCTCAGCCATTTTGTTTCCTCATATCTAATGCAACCTGTTTGGCGTATTGTTGAGGAGTTAACCCCAACCTTTTAGCGAGTTGAACTTGGGTTTTGGTCAAAGTTACCTTCTTAGGGGCTGTGCTCCGCGTTGCGGGTGCGACCACCTGTGTCTTTCGCTTTGGTTCAGCATCCTCGAACTGCTCGGGGAATACTTGGCGCATACGAGCATCAATCGTCTCGTAGTATTCATCACTTTGCGGGCTTACGCCCTGTTTGACAAGTTTACTGTGCAACCCCAGCGCTAAACTTGTCATCTCGTCGTCGGGTCCAAACCACGGATTGGCTTGCTGCCAAGCTGCGGCCCGTTCATCGACTTGTACTGCCGGGGCGGGTTCTGGTTGTAATGCTACAGGAGTTTCTTCTTCCTGTAAAGCAGGCAATTTGAAGTTTGCTAGTCTATCGGCCTTTAACTTAGCAGTTGTTAACTTTTCTTGCGCTTCAAGCACAGCCTCTGAATCACCAGACTCATACGCTTCTTTATATGCACGTTTGGCGGATTCTGTTTCAATGGCTGCATTTTTCTTTGCTTGTTCAAGCAACGCCGTTTGATTCTTGTTAACATTGCCTTTCAGCTTCTTATTCTCTTCGATAAGTTGCTGGGATAGACGTTCTAGCTCTTCACGAGCACGCAACGCTTCCTCTTTAGCCCGACGTTCGTCGTGGTAACCTTTAGTAAAGTGCTTGATCCGTTTCTGAACTTGCTCTGAATACTTCTCAAGTTCTTCTTCGGTTACGTCTTCGGGCGGCTCTGACGGCTTACGATTGCGATCAGCTTTTGGCGTATCGTCAACCACTTCAATTTCAAAATCATCATCAGCACTATCCGCTTTGCTCTCAGCTTTAGGCTCTGGTCCTTTAACTGGTTCCGCTTCCGCTGCAAAGTCGTCTGCAGTTTTTTTACCTGTAACGTCAATTTCGACGGCGCTAGTTTTTTCAACATCTACGTTCTCGTCCTCAGTCTCTGGGAACTCAAATTCTACTTTTTGGAATGCCATGATTATGCCCTCTGAATACCTGTTGGGTCAGCTACAACAGCTTCGATAGAATCATCGTTCATTAACCGATACTCTATACCACCTATTGTAAAACGTGTACCTGAATTCATACGGAACATAACGTAATCACCTTCTTTGCACCAAGGTCCAGTCGGAAACCGTTCCTCGTCCCCATATGCTTGGTCACCTAGTTCTACAACAAGGCCAATGATTGACATAATGTGATCTCGGGACCGTTCCGTATCGGTCTTCAAGATGCTTGTACCTTCGTACGTTTCTTCTGGTTGCGGTAGTGCTACGAGTACACGGTAGCCTACGGGTCTTGGGAGTTGTAACTCCAACTCAGCATCGCTGATTTTAACTGCTGCTTCAGTCATAATCGTCATCCATATAGTTTTTCGCAAGGTCTTCAATGTAAGATTTGGTGGCTTCGAGACCTCGAATTAAGCCAACAACTTCCCTGTAATTCGCATAATCTTTAGGCGATCCTGCGGTTAGGAAACTCTGTGCAGACGATATATCGTCGTTGATTCTATCTTTCAGCACGTCAAAGACGGTTTTAGCCATTAGGCGTTATTTCTCCTGTTTTGGTTTCTGGTTAGCCTGCGCCATACGGGCAAGTTCTAGTTCGACCTTGTTATCTTCAATGCGCTTCGCTGTAGCATCTTTGACGCCTTGGCGTTTCGCATCTATGGCGAGTTCAGCTTTGTCGATGTTGATCTGTTCTGATGCGATCTTAGCATCAACCATCATCTTCTGCTGTTTCTGTTTTAGTTCACCTTGTTTAATCTGCGCATCCGCTTGGTCTTTAGCCATCTTACGCTGCTGCTCTTGCTGTTTGATCTGCAGCTCTGCCTGTTTCATCTGAATGATTGGGTCTTGCTGCTGTTGCTGCGCTTTCTGCTGTGCGGCCTGCTGCTGGTTTGCCTGTGTAAGTTGCTTGCCTGCATCTGCAACCAGACGTGACAGTTGGACTTCAATGTCCTCTGGCAGCTCTTCATTCGGAGCAGGTAGTGGTGCACCCAGTTTCTCTTCGATTTTTTGTCTGTATGAGAACCCGAGGTGTTCGGCAATATGGGCCTGTAAAGACGCCATAATCTGTTTTGCCTGTGGGTTTTGCCCAATCATCTGCGCCATCATAGGGTCTTGCATAAACGATGTATGCGTAGCGATATGCGCTTCGTGGTCCTGATAGATAAACGCCTTCATCGGCTTGCCGACAAGTGCATCCATGTTCTCGCTGATTGGGTCTGTGGGCTTCGCATCGTCCTTTGTAGGTACGAGTTTATCCGCATTCTTGACCCCTAGCACCTCTATCATCTGACGGTGTAGCTGTGGCAGGTCATAAATCTGCGGTGCCTGTTGTGCCATCTGTAGGACAGCTTGGTACTGTACCACCCGTTGTGCCATCGTAGAGCTGTTAGGATCGCTCACAGGGATCACATCGACCATCATGTAGTCTGCCTGCTTGGCGGTCACTTCGCCTCTCAGCGGCTCGTACGCGTACTCTGTGGGCGCATACTCTGCCATGATAGCCTTGAGCAGCTTAAACTCTTGCTTCATCGCATAGTGTACACGCGCCTGTACTGCAGCCATAGGCTTTAACGTACGTTCTAGTAAGGCAAGTGTGGTTCCAACGGGGGCGTTAGCAGACATGTCCGAGATGTTCATGTCACTAATAGCGCCTAGCCTACGTCCTTCGTTCGTAATTTGATTCAGTAAGGCAAGAAGGGTTTGGCTAGGTTCCTTATACGGGAGAGGCATAATATTGTCACGGATGCTACCAGACGGCACGTCTACATCCTTAAACTCACCCGGTTCTATCGGTGTATCGTCTCCCTTGATACGCAGTCCACGCGATTTTAGCCCGCCTGGGAGGTTAGAGAGCGTACCCGCATCGACCAACTGACGTATCAAGGAAGTCCCTGCTTTGGCGTAACCGCCAATAATATGTATAAGCCCAAGGCCATAGAAGCCAAACCCCGGCACATATACATAATGGACGAAGTGTTGGCGCTTGAGGGTCAGGGAGTCACCCTCCTCGTAGTTCCTACGGACCGCCAACACTTCGCCACTACCACGCTCAATGGTGACGACGTAGGGACGAGCAATCTCATCGTCATCATCTATGCCTTCAATCAGAAGGTCCGCGTGGATTTCATAGACAGCGTAGCGGTCATCATTGGTCAACGAATAACCGCCTTCTTCCGCTTTTTTCTCTTCTATGTCAGTGTGAAATGCTTCTGGTTCACCAAGGTCAATATCCCTATAGAACCCAGCAGCCTGTAGCTTCTTTAGATCATTCTTTGTCTTACGCATGATGTGCGTAACACGTTCTGCAGCTTCAATATTAGACGCACCGTATGGTACAATGACATCTTCTGCAGATATGTAGATAGCAGCCTGACGACCTAGATTAGGGTCGAAATAGACTTTTTTGAACGCCGACCCAGCCAAACCAAGGCTGTACAGCATCCGTTCATGTTCGGGGCGATACTCTACCATACGCTCCGTCAACTCGTAATTCATGTCCGCTTTTACACGGGCAGCGGCTTCTTCCTTCTCTTTGGTCTCTTCGCCAAGGATTTTTGTCTTTACTGGCCCCGCTGCAGGGAACGTTTCGGACATTGTTTCAGCTTGGAATCGGATTGCCGCTTCAGCAAGTATGGTAGAGAACACGCCACACGCGCCTTCCCACGGGTCTGTGCGTTCTTCATATTTGAACCCAAGCACATCCAAGCCTTTGACGAAGGTATCTGCCCAGTCTTTGCGGCTGTCGATGTCCGTTTGTACCTGCCCCATAAGTTCATCTGACAAGGCCGATAGGTCACTTTCGTCCATAATCTCTGCCAGATTGGCACCAAACTCAGTAAAGTCTGCTTCGGTTCCGGGGATAATGGTTACTTCCATACCACCGTCAGATAAGGTTACAGCCGCAGGATCAATGATTTCGATCTCCACTTCGGGAATCTCCATCTCCTCAACGTCGGTTAAGTCATCATCCATCCCGAGCGGGGCGGAGAATATTCCTTTTTCAATAGCCATAGCTTACCTCTTAATAATATCCACCGCTGCGCCGTCTCCAGTACCGTGGTTCTTCTGGTTCATCAGTGGGTAGTCGGATAAAGCCGCCTTGTCGAAACCGCATTAGAGCCATAACCGTCGAGTCCACGAGGTCATCATTACTCATAAATGGGAATCCTGCAATCTCTTCCACTACTTCTTCTGCCCACCGTGTCTGCGGCACCCATACAAGTTCGGACGCGATTATGTCCGCTACAGAGTTGAGGCGTGCCGTTTTATCCCCAGACCCCCGATGCGGGGTATACTCTGATATGGGTAGGCCCATACGTCGCATTTCTTGGTACAAGGCTACCCCAGAACTCTTTTTCTCAACTATAAACGAATCTGGCTCCCAGTCCATGTATTCATCCATTGCAAGCTGTTTAAGCTCTGGGAACTCCATACGCTGTTTTATGCTATTTAACAATATAATATTGTACGCATTGGTTTCTTCGTTCAAGAAAACACCCCACGTGGTAAGCGCTGTATAGTCTGCACGGTTGTGCTTCTCGGCTGCGGCATCGAGCGACATGATAATATATTCACAGGACGGCGGTGACTCATGTGTCCACGTCTGCCACCATTCTCGTTTGACGATAGCAGCTTCTTCTGCAGTGGGTTGCTGTTGATACTGTGCATTCCACTGGAACGTAGGCATCGACGCTTTTGTACGTAATAACGCATCCAGATCAAAGAACTCAGGCCACAGCGGCTTCTGTACTTCTTTCTTGGTCTTTTTGTTCACCACATCTAGTATGGCTGGAAACTCAACAACTTCATATTGATCTGACCGTTCGTTCTGCGTCATGTCCCGTATAACACGACCTGTCAGGTCATCCATGTGCCAACGCGTCTGGATTATTGCAACCCTACCGCCCGGCATAAGGCGAGTACGTGCACCGAAGGTGAACCACTCGTATGCCTTTTCGAACACTTCGAAGTTTCCGTTAATAACGTCCTGCTCAGAGTGAGGGTCATCAACAAGCAGAAGATCAGCACCACGACCAGCCAACGCTGATCCAATACCACACGCATAGTATTCACCCCCTACGTTTGTGTTCCACCGTCCTGCTGACTTACTATCCTGTGCTAGTTGCACTGTAGGAAATATCGAACGGTACTGGTCTGTAGCGATCAAGTTACGCACTTTACGACCAAAATCCACCGCTAGGTCGGTAGTATGGGACACCATCATGACTTTTTTGTCTGGATTACGCCCTAAAAACCACGCTGGGTAGAATATAGAAACAAGCTGGGATTTACCGTGACGGGGTGGAATATTAACGCAAACACGGTCTTTATCGCCCTTCTCAATACCCATTAACATGTTAGCCAGTATACGGTGATGCTTGCCAACTATGAAATCCGGCATCATTAGCTTGCAAAACTCTATAAGGTCGTCGTACGCAGCCTTATTTACGGTGCGATTGTGCAGTTCATCCACCATTCGGTCGATTTCTGCTACTTCTTCGTCACTAAATTCGTCCAGATTAGCCAACATGACCTCAATATCGGCCTCGTCGAAGTCCAGAGCATCAATCATCGTCGTCAAACCCGAATTCTTCGTCAGTATCTAGCAGTTTTGCCTCTATAACTGTGGCGTCTTCTATTTCTGGTTGTGGATTTACCAGTTTTGCAAGTTTACCGCGTAGTTTTTCTTTGATGTCTTCGGTTGTTTGGTGAGTAATCGTCACTTCAGACTTCTCAGTGAACAATCCTACGTCTGAAATCTTACCCAGCAGCTCCAGTGCACGCATACGTACCCTTGGATCGGGGTTTTCGCTCTCAATAATCAGCTTATTGGTCACCAGATTGCGTAATTGCTTCGAAGATTCCACCACAGAATGGTTAAATTCGTCTATGATGTTGCTTGTTAAGCGCACAGATGCAGGTGTTAGGGCCGCAGCACGCTTATTGGTCACCTTATTAGATGTTTTGTCGGGTTCTTGGGCGTATGCAGTGGCTAATGTAGCAGCTATTTCCTTGTCTTCCTCGGTAGGCTCAAGGTCAACACCGTACTTTTCAAGCTCATCGACAGTTTTACCCAACGCTTCTGCACGTTCAGGCAGAGGCATATGCTTTACCTCGTCCTCTAGGGGTATACCCATTTCTGGAACAGCATTTATTGTCATCATACATCGCAGGTTGGTAACCGATAACGCAATAATAGGTTACAAAAAATTTTTTGACAAGGGTTTTGAAAAAGAGGTGGGGGGTATCCTGTGTAGAGCAAAACGGAAAATTAGGGGTACGTTTGTGCGTATTAGTATGTGTATGTGTATGTGGAGTCCCAAGCTACGCGTCGGGGGGTGGTAGGGGGGTGGTGTTGCGTATGGCGTGATTTAGGGATTTCCCTAAATGGTATTTAGTGACAATCAATGCTATATGGTGCGATCTAGTGCGGTTTTATCCATTGCTTAAGATGTTATCAGATGCCATAAATAACTTATCAGGACGGCGGAACATTGGGTTCTGCGCTGATTAACTTATGGAGACTAACATGTCTAATGTTCTAAATAACGCAATCGCTTTGTCATCAATCAAAGAAGCTTGGTACGCCAAGCTTGGCGGCGAAACCAAATTCGACACTCACCTTGATACTGTATCAAAGCACATGCGCTGGACAGATGCGGTTGCGCCAACAAAGAATAACCTTGCATCTGGTAAATCCACTGCGACAAAAGAGAGCCGCGACGAATTGGTTGCCTTGTTCGGTAAAATTCTTAAGGCAAAGAAACGTGCTCACGACAGTGAGGCAATCGGTTCTGCCATTGGCGATCTTAAAGATGCATTAATGCGCCGCCAAGCAC